GTGTCCGGCAACATCGCGGCGGCTGCGGGGACGGTGCTGTTCGCGTTCACTCCCGGTCAATTGACGGGAACTTACATCTTCGATGTGCGCAACCACCCGAACAACGCCATTCTCGTTTCAATCTCTGGCGGGAAGTTCAGGCTTTGGATAGAGAGCGGGAACGTGACGCAGGCAGAACTGGTGTCCACGAACGCCCTTGTTGCAGGAACAACTGCGGTGTGCGGCATCTGTTGGGATACCAATGACGCGCGCTTGTACCACGACGGGGCAGACGAGAAGAGCGACACGTCAGTTACCGTTCCCGCCGGGATGCCAACCGCGATGAACATCGGAGCTGCATACGTTGGCGGGTATCCGTGCAACGGCTCCCTCGCCTATTTCCTCATCTACAACGACGCCAAGACTGCAGAAGAGTTCGCGTATCTCAGCGACTGGATAGCGGAGAGGGCTGCCGCATGAGCAGGATAGAGCCCGTGGTGATCGACGTCGCGGACGTCCCGGATGCGGTGAAGGCCTGCGACGTGAGACGCCCGGTCGTGAACGAACTCGGGGAAATCACCGGGCACGAAGTCGTGAGAGTCGAACCCACGTACACGTGGAAGATCATCACTCCGGCCGCCACGTACTTCGTGAGCCAGCTCACGGACATCTGGCGCTACTCCCCGGCCGAGGACGAGTCGGAGCGGGAGTACGCGGAAGTGATCAAGCTCGGCCTCGGCGCCCGCGCGGGTCGTCCCGTGTACGGGGGCGAGGAGGGGAGTCGCGCGTACATCTCACGTGCAACCTTCGATGCGCTGGCAGCCGCAGGTGTTTTGGTTGCGGCAAAAGCGGGGGGAGCCGTTAGCGGGGGTGAGCTGCTGCCGTAGAGGAGAGAGATGGCTCGCCAGTACAGATCACTCATCCAGAGCACTGCCCCGTCCGCCGAGCCGGTCGACGCCGACGACGTGAAGACACACACCCACATTTCCCACGACGCGGAGGACACGCTGCTCGAGTCGATGATCGCGGCGAGCCGCCACCACGTCGAGGAGATCACGGGGATGCAGTTGATCAACGCCTCGTGGACGATGCGGCTCGACTCGTTCCCCGACAGCGGCAACGAACTCGTGCTCCCGCGCGGTCCCGTATCGAGCATCACAAGCGTGTCATACAACGACACCGCGGGCGACGAGCAGACGCTCACGGAGGACACCGACTTCATCCTCGACGAGAACGTGAGGCCCCCCACGCTCTATCTCGTCCCGGAGTCATGGGATTGGCCAAGTACCTATGGCGAACCGAACGACGTCACGGTAGTATGGGTCGCGGGCTACGGGACGGCCGGGAGCAGTGTCCCCGACCGGTACAAGCACTGCATTCGCCTCATGAGCGCGTCGCTGTTCATGAACCGCGAACTGTGGGAGGCCGCGCAGTCCAACGAGTGGGGCGCGTTCGACGCGCTCATAGGGAGTTCGATTCTGCAGCACGCATTCTAGCGCGGAGCGCGAGGAGGATACGATGGCAGATCTCAGCATCACGGCAGCAGAGGTCGTCCCGGACACGGCGCAGATCAAGACGGGCATCGCCGGGGAGGCGATCACCGTGGGTATGTCCGTCTACAAGAAGGCCTCGGACGGCAAGCTCTACAAGGCGATCGACACTTCGGCCGCTGCTGCGGCCGCGGTCGGAATCGCCTCGAGCAGCTGCTCGGCGGCGAATCAATCGATCACGTACCAGAAGTCGGGTACGATCGTCCTTGGCGCGTCCGCCTCCGTTGCCCAGGGCGCCGTGTACGTCGTGAGCGGAACCGCCGGCGGGATCGCGCCCGAGGCCGACGCGGGCGCTGGCAATTACCTCACGATCCTCGGCGTGGGCGATGCCTCGGACGGCATTGTCATGCCGACGAACGGACCGCACGCGAGCGGGGTCGCCCACGCCTAGACGGGTGTCTGATGTCGCTGCCGACGATCAAGGCCGGGGATCTGAAGGACCGCATCACCCTCCAGTCGATCGAGGGTGAGCAGTCCTATACCGGCAGTGACGAGAGCGTCGATACATGGCAAGACGAACTGGACCTCTGGGCGCAAGTGCGCCCGCTGTCGGTCCGGGAGCAGAACGAGGCGCTTCACACCGTTGGCGTCGTCTCCCATCGGGTGACGATCCGTTCGCTCGGGGTGACGGTCAACACGCACAAGCGCTTCAAATTCGGGGATCGCTACCTGAACGTCGTCGCGGCACTGGACTGGGACGAGGCGCAAGTATTCACGCAGGTCTTCTGCCTGGAGCAACAGTGATGGTCGACGCCGCGATCAAATACGACCCCAGGGAGTGGGCGGACATGCAGCGCCGACTCGCGCTCGTGGGTGCGCGCGTCGCGGCCCGCGTCGCGGGGAAGGCGAGCCGGAAGGGACTCAACGTCGTGTTGCGTTCCGCGAAGCAGAAGGTCACGAAGCGCACTGGCCTGCTCAAGAAGTCCCTCGCGGTCATCCAGAAGAAGTACAAGCACACCGGGACGATCTACAACCTGGTCGGTCCGCGCCGTGACATGAAGGATCCCCAGACCGGGGAAAATCCCGCGAACATCGCGCACCTCGTCGAGTTCGGGACGGCGCCCCACACGATCGCGCCCAAGGGCATGGCGGGATCACTCCAGATCAAGCGCGGCCAGGGTCCGCAAGTGCACGTGAAAGGCGAGATCGAGCATCCCGGCGCGAGGGCGAAGCCGTTCTTGAGGCCCGCCTACGACGAACGGGGCCGGGAGGCGATCAACGTCACGTTTCATGAGTTCGACAAGGGCGTCGACGAGGAAGTGCGGAAGGCGAAGCGCTGATGAGCGCAAACGTGCAGGGCGCGATCCACGAGCTGATCGTGAACAACGACGACGTCGCGGCGTTGCTCACGCTTGCGGGGGAGCCGAGGCTCTACCCGAACCGCGCGCCTCACTGGAAAGCCGCGGACGAGCCCGATCGCTACGCCGTCTACTGGATCGTGTCGACGGTGCGCAACCAGCACCTGGGGGGCGTCGACAGGCTGACGATGGTGCGCGTCCAGGTCGACTCAATGGGGCGCACCTACGATGATGCGGAGACACTCGCTGAAACCATCCGCCTCTCGTGTGATGGGTTCAGCGGGGATGTCGACGTCGGGTCGGACTCGTTCGAGATCCGGTACATGCGGTTGGACAACAAAACGGACGGGTACGTAGAAAGCGCGTCCGGCGGAAGGGGCTGGCATGCGGTCAGCTCCGATTACGTGGTCTGGTACAGGGCCGGGACCCCGGTCCACGCAGGATAGGAGGATCCCATGGGTGTGGATCTCGGTCACGGAACGACCATGACGTTTGCGGTGAGCGGGTGGAGCGTGAACATCGTCGACGTGGGCGACGTCGGCTGGGAGCGCGCCACCGTGGATTCGACGCACCTCTCGACGTCCGACTGGAAGACCTACCTGTTCTCGCGACTGCGCGACGGGGGCTCCCCCACGATGACCGTCCAGCACGACCCGTCGAACCTCCCGCCGAGTTCGACGACCCCGGAGGAGATCACGATCACGCTCTACGACACGAACACCATCGTCTTCGACGGCGGGATCTCGTCGTACAAGATCGCGATCGCCTCGGAGGAGATGACGGTCGCGCAAGTCACACTCAAGGTGAGCGGGGAAGTCACGGGCGTCAGCTAGCGGATAACCGGCGCGGGAGGGGGGCGCGCTGCGAAGGGAGAGAGAGATGGTTGCAACCAGGGATTCCATCCTCGGTGCGGACGACCTCCGCACCGAGGTCGTTTCGACGCAGGAGTGGGGGGACGTTCGTATCCGGACGATGACCGGTGCCGAGCGCGACAACTTCGACGCCTGCCTCCTCAAAGCGGGCAACGGCGAGAAGTTCAACGACCCCACGGGAGTGCGCGCCCGGCTGGTCATGCTCTGCGCCGTTGACGAGAAAGGGGAGCGGCTCTTTGACGAAAGCCACATCCCTGAGCTGCAGAAGAAAGCGGCGAAACCTCTCGGGGAGGTCGCTGACGCGATCTCGGCATTGAATGGCATGGGCCAGGAGGAGGAAATCGAAAAAAACTCCTGAACCGCCCGCAGCGCCTCGACTGGTTCGCGCTGGCGCGGATGCTGGGCATGAGCGTACGGCGGACGCAACGAGAAATCGACTCGCGCGAATTTGAGGAATGGCGGGCGTATTTCAGG